AAGAACGCCAAGCTGGATGCCGTGGACGACTTGTTGCAAGGGATAAACGGCGAGAACACGCTTCTGGTCTATCACTACCGCCAAGACCTGATCGACCTGCGCAAGCGGTTCGGCGACATGCCGGTGATGGGCGCGGACACGACCGACGACGAGTTCGTGCAGTATCTGGCGCGCTGGAGCGCCGGTGACGTGCCGCTGATGGCCGTACACGCCGCCAGTGTCAGTCATGGCGTGGACGGGATGCAGCACGGCGGGCGGCGGATCATCTGGTATTCTAATACTTGGTCGGGCGAGCAATTCGCGCAGCTTAACAAACGTATAGCCCGCCCCGGTCAGACGCTGCCCGTCTACGTTCACCGGATCGTGGCCGACCATTGGGTTGACCGCCTGAAGGTCGAAAGGGTTGAAACCGCGATGGCTGGCGAGGCCGAGTTTATCGCATCACTCAGGAGGATATGATGGGACAATGGGAGACTAAAGGCGAGAGCGATGAGTGGTATACGCCCGCCTATATTTTCGACGCTCTCGGGGAGACGTTTGATCTGGACGTGGCCGCACCCCACTGCCCGACGCATGTGCCTGCCGACGAAACACGCAGTTTAGGGGATCTTCCCGCCGAATGGCCCGACTTCGCATTTGTGTGGATGAACCCGCCCTTCGGTGGGCGGAATGGACTCGTGCCTTGGCTGGACTATTTTTTCGCGCACGCGCACGGGATCGCGCTGACGCCGGATCGGACCTCGACCGACTGGTGGCAGGACGCGGTGGGCAAGGCAGACGCGGTTCTGTTCATGCGCGGCAAGGTCAAGTTCGAGCGCCCTGACGGAAGCATCGGCAAATCCCCGGCGAACGGAACAACTCTTTTCGCTTCGGGAAAACGAGCAGTCGCGGCGCTCAGGCGCGCATCAACCCTTGGAATCGTCATGGAGAAAGTCCGATGACTTACGTACAAGAGCGCGCCATAGCGCTGTATCACAAAGGGACACGCAGACACAAAATTGTGCGCGACGTGGACTTGCTTGACTTGCAGGACGCCTTCCCGTCCCTGCGTCCGGTGTTCGAGGAAATGCAACGGCTTCGCCACGATGCCGCAACGCTTCAAGACTATTTGACCGCAGCGCAAGAAGATAAGGAAAGGGGGCCGTGAGGCCCCCTTTCTTATTGCGCTTCCCAATCCTCGACCAGAACCTCGGCCACGCTCTTGCCGCGCGCGGCGGCTTCAAGCACGAGCGCCGTTCGGTCCTCTTCGGGTAAGGCTTCAACCAAACTCATAAGGCTTCCGATTTTGACCTGGTAGCGGGTTTTCAACAGGGTGCGAAAGGTGGGAGGCTTGGTTCTTGGTACGTCGGCTTCAATAAGGATTCGCCGCACGATTTCAAAGGTGGTGCCAAAATGCGCCGCCACGTTTGGTGTTGAGGACAACTCTTGGTACGCGGCTATAACCGCGGGCACGTCCAGATAGTCCTCCGCCCGTGAACGCGCCATCGGCACCCCCGCCGCTTGGAGATTTTTCCAGACCGTTGTTTGCCCAACACCATACTTGACGGCGATCTGGTGGGTGGAAAGACCCGCTGCGTAGTCCGCCTTCCATTTTTCCAGACGATCAGCCATCAAGGTGATCCTGAATGCGACGACCGATCCAGTGCATGACCGGAACTGCCATTGAATTTCCGTTTGCCTTGTACCGGGGGCCATCGGCTGCGGGCTTGTTGCGATAGGCCACAAGCGTGTGATCGTCCGGGAAACCTTGCAGGCGCTCGCATTCCTTTGGGATCAAGCGGCGCACAGCCAGAGTTTGCAAGATCGCGTTCTCGCCCCCATTGTTGCGGCCCTGCGCGAACGCGACCTCAACCCCAACCCCAACACAAGGGTCTTGGGTGCCGTGGACGGCCAGCACGTGCGGTTTGTCCCCGCCCCCGCTGGACGCCCGCAAGGCCGTTGCGACCTCGCCCCCTAGTTCTGCCGTGGCCCCGCCAGCGCGGCCCCGCAGGGCGACGGTATGCGCCACGGCGGGCATGACTCCCGCGTTGGCGTGCGAGCCACTGTGACCCCCGGCCCGCAGCGTGGGCGACAGGTTCTCTCGGGCGTCGCCGCCGTAGTCCTTGGCGCTGAACGCGATGATGGGCGTGCCCCGGCCCGTCCCGCCCTCGCTGCTGCCCTTGCCGTTGTTGGCGGTGTTCAGGGTGTGGGAGATGTCGCCCGTAACCGCGACCGCGTGCTGCTTGCCCGCTTGCAGGGTATACATGGGATCGCCATCCTCCCCCACGCCCATACCGGCGCGCTTGTCGGTCGTGGACTTGCCAGTGCGCGCGCCCGCCTCAAGGATCGCGACGACGCCGTAAACCAGATCGGTTGCGTCCTTGTAATCGCGCGCTTTCACCGTGGACGCACTGCCGTCCTCGGAATACTCGCCAAAAGCAACCATGCGCGCGGCTTGCGTAGTTATTGTTGCCACTACCGGGCCGCGCTTTTCCTGAACCAAGCCCGACCCGCGCTGCGAAAACACCTCTTGGTTGCTCGCCCCGATCCCGCCAGTGTTGTGAGACTGATTCAAGGAAGGGTGCGGGTTGGACAGCTTGTCCCAGTGTGAGCCTGCGCGCGGAGCGCTTGATCCAGCATCGGCGGCAGCGTCTTGCTGCGTTTCTCGGCTCGGCGCAGAATCCCGGCGCACGCCTTCGCGCTCAAATAATACTTCGCAGGGATCGAACCATGCTCTAGCACTTGCGACAACAAACACACGGCGGCGTCGTTGGGCCACTCCGAAATATTGGGCATCGAGGATTCGCCACGCGACTGCTCTTTTGGGACCAAACACAGCACCAGCGTTCGACCATTTTCCCCCTGGCGGGTCGAGCGGCACATCTTCTCCGGCAAGAGCGCCAAGGAAGCAGCCAAAGGCGTTATCATGGGTGTTGAGGATTCCGGGCACGTTTTCAAATACGGTGACGCACGGGTCTCTCCGCTGTTCGGCTCTTTTTCTGTCGATTGCATCGGCCAACTCCACATAGGCTAAGGTCAGGTTTCCGCGGGCATCAGAGAGTGATTCGCGCCGTCCCGCAAGAGAGAAGGATTGACACGGGCAGCCCCCGACAAACACGTCGGGGGCCTCAATTTCGCCGCGCTCCATTCGCTCCGGCAGCGCCAGCATGTCCCCGAGGTTCGGCACATCGGGCCAGTGATGGGCCAGCACCGCCGAGGGGAACGCCTCAATCTCGGACACCCACGCGGCCTCCCAGCCCAAGGGTTCCCACGCGACCGAAGCCGCCTCTATGCCGCTGCACACCGACCCGAAACGGATCGGGGCCGAGCGGGGTGGCGCGCTGACATGATTCAGCGCGTCACGCAACTCCTGCAAACTGGATACGGTCATGCGCCCAACACCTCCAGAACGCCGTCCTCGCACCCAAGCCGGGCTGACAGATTCATTACGCCGCGAATCGTTTCCTTCCACGTCGCGGTTTCCAACAACGCCGGCTCGCGTAACCTAACGAACCGGATGGATTCGAGCCGATCGCACATATGCAACCAATCCCAATCCGAATCACTTATCTCAAATCCCAGCACGCCCATCCGGGCCTGCGTCTTGGTTTCTGCCGCTGCGATCATCGCACGCAATTCGGGGTTCTCTTGCCCGTTCGGGAAGGAGATATCCGCCACGCCGATCTCGCCGGCGTCGTGGTGCAGACAGGCGTAGATCAGCGCGCTCGACGCGCTCGGGTTCAGTTGCAGGCACAAGGCCGCCACGCCCCACTGATGATCGGCGTTGGTTTGAAAGTGGACGTTCATTACGGGATGGGTGTGCCAGCGGGTGACGCGGCCGGAAGTCCAGATGTCGGGGTTTTCCATTTTACTTCTTTCCTGATGCAATTTCGAGGTCTTTGATAGTCGGGGTGCAACCATGCGCGGCGCACCAATTCGAGAAGGCTTGTAGCATGAGGGCGTCGTGCTCGGTCTGCCGCGTCAACAAGGCGATCTCGGCGCTCTGAGCGCGCATGGTGCGCTCACATTCTTTAACCAAAATGCTGTGGATATGAAGCTGCGTTGATCCGGCAGCAAGTTGAGCGGCTATCCTCTTGTTATTCCAACCGGCCCACCAAAAGTTTTTTAGTCGCTGCATATCAGGTTCTCCCATAAAATATCGTCGGGGCATCATTCGCGCCAAACAGATACCAAGCGCAGTTGTCCTTCCCCGTGTGCTTGGACTCTTCGATCCATTTGACCCGCCCGACGGCCACGATCTTGTGACAGTAGGGCAGGAAGGGCTTTGCTTGGACCGTGTGCGCCCAATCAGCGTCGCACAGGAGCCAAGTCGGCATCTGGGCGCGCCAGTGCGTGATGAACGGGTGCAGGAAATCGCGGCGCCAAGGCGGGTTTGTGATGCACGTCAACCCCGAGTCAGGGTCGAACGAATCGATTAGCGCGTCGCCCTGTGAGACTGATTCGTGCTGCGGCTCAATGTCGAAGGCGTCCACGCAGCGGTGCGAAACATCTACGAGGTGCCGCACGAGCCGACCGTCACCAGCGCACGGTTCCACGAACCACGTGTCGGGGCTGAGATGCGCCAGCAAGGGCACCACGACAGCCGCTGGCGTCGGGTAGTAATCACGCTCAACCCGTTCAAAATCAGACCTTTTTCCCACGTGGTTTCCTTTTCTTGTCCAGAAGTTCTTCCAGCGTGCTGCGGGGCAGCAGAGCCAAGTTGTGCCGCGCGCAAAGTGTTCGCACGTGCGCGGCGGTGATCCCCATTGCAGCGGCTACTGTCGCGGCGCTGTAATAGGGGTACTCTTTTAAGATTCGAGCAATTTGATCATGTTGGGCCATGAGGCTTAGTAAGATATAAGTTGCGTTTTGTCAATAGTCATGTATGTTAGTAGAACGAATCAAAGGCAAGACCGAACACGAACGCGGGGCCATCGCGCCCCGCCAACTTCATAGGAGACGACACAATGAACACGCAACCGACAGTTACCGCCCCCACAGCAACGCCAGCGCCGACGATCATCTATTTCGCGTCTGAGCCTGACAGCGTTGAGCCGTGGACCGAGATTTACGCCGACTTTGCCAGTGTCGTCATCGACTACATCGAAGGCCGCGCATGTGGCGACGAACTGAAAATCTGGGAGCAGCAC